CGCCAGCGTGCATGCTGGATTTTCTCACCAAGCGGCGCGGAGAACTGGGGAACGCAGGAAGGTCGGAACACGCTGTCCACGCTCGGCGTGCGTCAAGAGGACTACCTCTATCGCCGCTTGATCGGAGAGACCAACACGCCGTCTGCGGCATTGAGCAATGCGATCGGACAGTTCGGTGGCGCATACGGCGCTGGTGAGATCACCACGCCGGGTCAGGCAGGCACGCCTGACTGGGCACTCGGTGCGCCTGCTGCAGAAGAAGGCGGTGGAGGCGAGCAGGAACTGTCGTCGTCAGTGAAGTTGGAAAAGCGATCTGCTTTGAAGGCGGCATCGCCACTGAATGACATGTGGCACACCGCGTACCTCGGCTGCCCGATTCATACATCGACGGGCATGGCTGCTGTTCACAATCAGACTGGCGGTGCGTGGGCAATGCTCGTCGATCTGACGGCGTGGCTGCACTTCGATCAGCCACTGACAGTCAAACTGGACAGCGAGTCGCTAATGAGCAACAATCAGACCGTGATCCACGCGGCGTATCGCGCAGCCGGATCGTTCATGGAAGCAACTGCAGGTTGGGCACTCGTGTCGCCCGGAGCCTGATTCAACACCCCAAGGAGCATGAAGATGGACAGCACTGGCGAGACGAAGAAGATGAGCATCCGTGAGATCACCGACGAGATCGGCAAGGTCTACGAGATGATGAAGTCGATGGTCGATGGCATGTCCGAAGCCGGACAGCCCATGGCCGGAGAGAAGGAAGCGCAGTACAACTCGATGAACGCTCGACTGAGCGAACTGATCACCATGCGCGATCAGCACTACCGCTTCCTTGATGCGCAGGCTCTGGCGACCAAGACGATGGATCGTCGCGCTGACGCAGTCAGCAAGGATCGCACCGATGGCAAGCGTGGCAATGCTCTGCGCAAGTTCGTGGACAGCGACGAGTACCGCAGCGCCTTCGGTCGCTACCTGCGCGTTGGTGTGAACGATCTGCGTCCTGACGAGCAGCGCGCACTCAGCGAAGGCACGGACGCGAGCGGCGGCTATCTGCCCGCCACCGAGTTCCTGACCACGCTGATTGAGAAGCGTCTGCAGGCCAATGTGATGCGTCAGATCGCGAATGTGATCCCGCTCGGCACCTTTGAGACCGAAGTGGTCTTCGAGAACGCCTACCCCACCGCGACCTACAAGACCGAAGCATCGTCGCTCACCGAGAACTCTGGCACCTTCGATCAGTTGGTGCTGACTCCTCGCACGCTGCGCTGCTTCACCAAGGTGAGCAACGAACTGATCGCCGATGCGCCGAGCCGCGGCCCCGCGTTCAATGTCGAGTCCATCCTTGCTCGTCAGTTCGGCAAGTCGATGGGCGAGGCCGAAGAAGCCGCCTTCTGCACGGGCAACGGCACTGCGCCCAACCCGAAGGGCATCTTCTCGTTCACCGCAACTCGCGTGATCACTGCTGTTGAGACCGCAACCGCCAGCACTGTGGTGGCCAACGATCTTCTCAATGTGATCGCCGCACTGCCTCGTCAGTATCGCGATGGCGCAGCGTGGGTGATGACTGACGCGATGTTCTTCAAGATTCGCGCTCTGCTGCAGGCCACTGCGATCACGACCAGCGGCGGCGGTTCTTACGCTCCGTTCGCGTGGTCGCTCGGTGACGGTCGTCTGCAGGGCGGCGAGCCTGATCGTCTGCTCGGCTACCCGATCTACTGCTGCAACGGCGGCAACGCCTTCGCTGGTGGTGCGATCACTGGTGTCTTCGGCAACTTCGATTACTTCCACATCGGCGAGCGCGAGTCGGTGTCGGTCAAGGTCGCTCGCGAGACTTACCTTGAGAACAACCAGACTGGCTACTTCGCATTCAGCCGCCACGCTTCGGATGTGAGCGTGCTTGATGCGTTCCGCTACCTGAAGATCAAGGCCTGAGTCTGAGGCATGATGCACGGCCCCACCGCAGCGACCCTGCGGTGGGGCCTTTCACTAACAGGAGAACGGCATGAAGATCAGGATGCTTGACACCGCACTGGTGACCTACGCCAACAGTCAGAAGCAGCCCGTGCCGCAACTTGCTGGCAAGGGCGAGGTCATCGATGTGCCGAGCGAGGTCGCGGCCGATCTCATCAAGAGCAAGGTGGCCGAAGCGGTCAAGGTCGTTGAGACCGCAGTCCTCAAGCCCAAGAAGGCAACCGCATGCGACCGTACCCAAACGCTCGACTCGCGCGACTGAGCACGACCGCGCCGGAGCCAGTCACGCTGGCCGAGGCGAAGTTGCACTGCCGAGTCGATGGATCAACCGAAGACTCGCTGCTGACCACGCTGATCACCGCAGGTCGCGAGTATTGCGAGGCTCTGACGGGCTGCACGCTGATCAGCACAAGTTGGCGACTTGAGTTGAGTCGATTCCCGGAGGCAGGTGGTGACATCATCATCCCGCGCTCTGCAGTCGCTTCGATCTCGTCCATCACCAACATCGCCGACGACGCATCGACAGTGACGATGACATCCGGCACAGACTTCCGACTCGTGACTGGGCTGGCGGTCGCACGCATTCGCAAGCCAGTCGCCACCGCGACAGAGGCGTGGCCGATCACGCTTCCGATTGAGGACGCGGTGCGCGTCACATTCACCGCAGGCACGACCGTCCCGACCGCAGCGAAGCAGGCGATCCTGCTGCTGGTGGGCCACTGGTACGCCAACCGCGAAGCAGAGGTGGTCGGCTCGTCCACCAACTCACTCAATCTGACTGTGCGTGCGTTGCTTGATGCTGTGCGCGTTGGAGAGGTGATGCCGTGAGAGCCGGGCTTCTGCGCCATCGAGTCACGATCTCGACTCCGACCACGGCGCAGGATGCCTTTGGGCAGGCGATCGAGACCTACCCAGCGGGCACGACCGTGTGGGGTGAAGTGACCGAGCAGCAGATGGCAGAGGATCAAGAGCAGGACGGAACGGTGCGCCGTCGCAAGTTGAGCATCGTGATTCGGCAGCCGTTCACGCTCACCACGCGCAGCAGAATCTCCTACGGCGGCAGCGACTTCAATGTGACCGACATCATCGACCCATACGGCGATTCATCTCTGTGGAAGATCATCGCGGAGTCGATTGCCTAATGGCACGCAAAGTCAGCGTCGGCCAAGTCAATGTCCGAAGCCTTGCATCGATCACAGGTGACAAGGAGTTGGAGACGCGACTAAAGGGCATCGCGCCGCGAATGCAGGAGCGGGTGTTCAAGAAGGCAGTCAAGCCTGCCCTTGAGCGCATGATGAAGTCAGCCAAGGCGAATGTGCTGGCCTTGAGTGTGCAAGAGCCGACCAACACCGTTCGCCGATCAATCGCTTCGCGCATCATGGTGCGGGTCAAGGGACGCATGGGCAGTCGATACAAGACGATCGGCAGGCTCGCCGTGTTCTACGGGCAGTCTGCAAGGCAGCGTCCAAAGGTGTTGCGTGGAGCCAAGTTGCAGGCGACACTCGCGCACCTGCTTGAGTTCGGCTTCCGGCTCACGCATGTCTTCGGCTTCAAGGTGCGACCGCGCAAGATCGAGGCCAAGCCATTCATGCGCCCCGCCTTTGAGTCGAATCGCTCACAGGCAGAGGCGACCTTTGTCTCGGTCGTCAAGCAGCAGATCGAAGCGGAGGGCGTAGCGTGACCATGTACCCAATCGTGCGCGCTGTGGTTACTCGTCTTGCGGCCAACGCAGGCGTGAGCGGAGTGGTCGGCGCGCGCATCTACCCGGAGGCTCGCGCACAGGACGGCGCGCTGCCCTGCATCGTTGTTTCGCTGACCCAAGAGGAGACCTCGGGTGCGCTGGTTGCGAGCGCGACCACGCTGCGCAAGGCAGAGGTGGAGTTGGCGATCGTGGCTGCTACGGCCAAGCAGTGCAGCGAGATCGCAGAGGTCATCTACGCCAGCCTGCATGGGGCAGCCGGGTGGACTTACAGCACGGCTGGTGCTGGTGCGACTTCCATTCGCGTTCTGCACTCTCTACACTCCAAGAGTCTGACGAACTACCAACCGCCGAGCGCAGGAGAGGCAACTGGAGCCTACCTGCACTCAAGCATCTACTCGATCTTGTACCAAGAGGACAACTGACATGGCAGCAATCAGCACTATCGGAACGATCTTCGGCGGCAGTGATGCGGCCACGATCAAGGGAGCCGTCACGAGCGTCAGCCTCGGCGGCATCAGCACCGCCGAGATTGATGTGACGGGCATTGGCGATACCTCAAAGAGTTATGTGATGGGCACGCTGGATGGCGGCACGATCGAAGTCGGTGTGAATGTTGACACTGGCGCGGCCGCACTCACGCTGCCGACCGCTGGTGACTCAACGCCCTATGCGTACACGCTGACCTTCGGAACGCCTGCGGTCGGCAATGCCTGCCCGCGATTCACCTTCAGCGCGTACATCCAGAATGTCTCTGTCGAAGCCGCTTTGGATGCGCAGGTCACGGCGACCTACACGCTCCGAGTCAGTGGTTCGATCACCGTCGCATCCGTCACCTCGTAATAGGAACACACCATGGCAGCAATCAGCACAACCGGAACAGCATTCACAACTGGCTCGGGCTCGGTCAGTGGCATCATCACCGCGATCAATCTCGGCGGCATCAGCACGGCCGAGATCGATGTCACGCAGTTGTCCGACACCTCCAAGAACTACATCATGGGCACACGCGATGGCGGCACGGTCGAGGTCACCGTCATGGTCGACACCGCGGCT